CATAAGAGCTGAACACTTCGTTGATAGCAGCAAGCGCTTGTTCTGCTTGTTCATCAGGGATAGCGAAGTGCGCTTCGTCGTGAACGGTAGCCATCACCCACCCCCCAGCATCTTGTACGATGGGGAGCGAGAGGTTTAGCAGGTGAGCGAATATTGAGAAGCACCCTGTCTGCATCAAAGCGTTGAACGATTGACGCTCTGCACTGCTTCGTTCGTAACGAACTTTGCTGTTGAGGTTGGGGTAGAAGCATCGTGTGCCCAGAGAGTCATAAAGGAAACCGCTGGTTACATTCTGTCCGTAGTGCCTAACAGGGTAGACGTCACGTTCTGTCCTTGCCGTGTTCCAAACTTTCTGCTTGAGTGTGTTAATCGAAGTACGACTATCGACCACGCCAAGGATCTCGACCGCTTCGCTAATTGACACCCCCAAAGTAAATGCCAGTCGTTGAGCTTTAGCTCCGTAGCTGCTAGCGAAGATGCCGTTCTTAGCAATAGGACGCTTTGCTTTCCACTCAGGAGAATCCTCATCGATGTCGAACCATGCGGCGGTGTTGACATTGTGAAAGTCGCTGCCATCCCTAGCACCCTGGGCCATCGTGCTGTCGTCATTACATATCTCCAGGTAAGCTGCTAAGATGCAGATCTCAATTTGCGAAAGATCTCCGATAAGTAGCGAGTAACCAGGTGGGGCAGTAAAGATAGAGCGAACCCGCTTACCCCACACTCGATGCCGAACACTCAAATTTTGCATGTTTGGAGAGGAGCTACTCAGCCGATGCGTAACTGTACCGCATTGGTACCAGTTACCTTTGAGATAGCCCGTCTCAATGTCAACGCAGCCAAGAATTGTTGTAAGCTGCGTGAGGATTCCCTCGACACTCTTGAGATCTGACAGCTCAGCGATGAGTTCTTTGAGCTTGCCGTCTTCCAAGGTGGCCAGCGAGTAGCGCATCGTGGCCTGTGAGGTCTTCGGCCTGTTGGTCTTAAAGTCCCGCTCAACTGGACTCCAGCCATGAGCGTACAACAGGGAAGCAACATCGTTTGGAGATTTGATATTTGGGGGATGAAACTGTCCCTCTTGTACCTCGTACTCTCGGATCTCCTTGCTCCACTTGAGCTTGGCAACCTTGGGGTACTTCGCATTAAAGGCGTTCAGTCTCTCTTGCTGAGCAGCAATCATCTCAGTCATAAGCTGGACGAGTGCAGCTCTGTCGATAAACATCCCGCCTGTCATCGACATCATCACTTCAATGAACGGTAGGTGAACCTCATAGTAGCTGCTGCTCAACCGCTTGTCGGCTGCAAGGTGACGCTTACCGTCTGACCACAGTCTCCAGCAAACTCTAGTGTCTTGCAGGCAGTAGTCCCCCATCACAGTATTGTGAGGGGTAAGCCAAATAGACTCTCCTACGCTGGGGTCGTACAGCCCGGCGGCAGTAAGCGCTGCTTCGTAGTCCGTCTTCTCCATGCCGACACGCTTGGCCATCACGTCAAGACCGTAGCCCCCCATCGAGGGGTTAATCTTGTGCCACAGTACCATCGTACAGCGGTATTGTCCTTGCTTGATGTTAACTCCGAACTTGCGAAGAACAGCAACGTCGTAAGCCGCGTTGTGAAAGACAAGAACTACCCCGTCAGCGAGCAGCGTTCGACAGTAACCTAGTACTGCGTCGTGCCCAACGATAAGGACTTCGCTACCCCCATCAACAAAGGCACAGCAGTAGATAACGCTTACTGTGTCGAGCAGCCCGTTAGTCTCAAGGTCGGCTGCAATTTCTCTAGTCTCGGTCTGTATCATTTGATTGAGGTTCCAGTGCGCGTGACAGTGTGGATAAGTAACAGTTGACAGTTTGACAAAGACGTTCTAAGCTCTTATTGCTAAACGCCTGTACGACAATTGAACTACTTGAATACGGATTGTAGTACATCTCAAAGATGTGCAACCCGTCCCGGTTATGATGAAACACCCCGGTAAATCTGTCCATCTCTATGCGACAGCGGTTCCTCGTAATGTCAGATGCTTGGTACAGAACTGCTTGGCGCTTAACGTATCGGTTGACCGTATCAACGTATGCCTGTGATGTTGTCATAAGTTACTTTGAGGGATAACGAGTGCAAGGTAAGGGGCGACGAGTGTGTCAACGATGATGCCATCCCCAACCTCCTGTTCGTGGCGGTCAAGCAAGTCGAAGCACTTATAGTAGATGTCACTGTGCTGTGCTGCGTAGCGCTCGAAGGGAGCACCAGCGGGGCGGCTGACAAACATCATGTCGTAAATTGTTTCTTCAATGATGACCAGGGTTGCTTCTTCCCCCAGCCATTTGTCCCACATGATAACCTTAAAGCCCTCGCTGAGTAGCGTCAACAACCGTTGGAACGTCAGGCTCTCGGCAGTTGCACCACACTGGAGAGCTGCTTGTATCATCTTGTCATCGAGTGAACAATGCGGCTCAACGATGAGGGGCTTAATGCTCAATGTAGCGAGGGCGATTGCTCTCTTGAGAAGCGTTGCTTGGTGGGTTGTCATGGTGTGACCTCTAATGTTAATGCTGCCTGCTTCATACGTTTGACTGCTTGCTGGCTGTCGTAGATTACAGCCTCTAGCAGTGCGTGAGACCCTGCGGCTATAACTGAGTTGCCTACAGCTAGCTGCCACTCATACACTGAGCTGCCCTTAACGTAACGGATGCTAACGTTGCCTACCGTTACGTGTATGCCGCGCCGCTGCTTAGTGCTACCTTGTGTAATCTTAACGGCGTTCTTCCTGTAGTAGCCACGGATAACGTCAATCTCTGAATTGTCAAACTGTGGGTGATCCATTAGCTGTCTCTCTTCGTTTAGCGTTTACTAACTGTTGATGTTCACTGCGTGTCAAGCAGACAAACTCCTGAGGTAAGCCGTCGTTGTACCTACTCTCTGGATGGTAGACAACGTAGCCTTTCGGTACTTCGGTTACGTCGTGGTAGAGGCACCACAAGATGTGGTGCCGTGGGATGTACTTACATTTGGGAGCACCTGTGTACCAGCTTGGCCTAATGTAGGTCAGCACGTTAGCGCTGTTGTACTTAAGATCTACTGCCTTACGGTGGTCACGGTTGTAGCGTTCCCATTTATCAAAGAAGTCAGCTCCGGCGCGCTTTATGATGTACTCTTTAAACCACGGACAGCTAATCAAATGCTTGTCAGCTACAGTCTTGTAGCCTTCGACGTAGTAGGTATCGCAGTAATCCTGTAACGCGAGGTTAAACGATCTATCTTGTAGTGTGATTGTCATGTTTTCCTGTGCCTCTTAGACGGGAGGCAGTAATAGTTGGTATGTTTCTACGTAGGAGCTACCTACCGTGGCGTAGGTGTACCGCTGTGCAGTGCCTACACTATCTCTCTACTGTAGGGCTACTGGCTGTGGGGAGCCGATCCAACGTAGGGTTTTGCCATGTTGGGACACTCAGCACTTGCCGCTCGGATGCGTAGAGTTTGTTACCTAGTGTGAAGTGGTGTCCGCAGGTGATAGCCACGTGAGCTAGCGTTTCCCCCCAGTCACTAAGCTCGTAAGGTACAAGCAGCAATCCGTAAATGAGACGAGCTAACACCATGCAGTCTGAATGTGGCCCGCCTCTGTAGTTGTTACGCTTGTGAAACTCTACCGCGTCTCGCTGGTACTCTGCCATGTGTGCTAAGCCAGGGCAGGTGAGACCTTTGTGTACCCCGCCGCCCTTAATGATAGTGCGGAACCCGATGTAGTTCTGTGCGCCGATTGGCATAACAGCGTTGAGATCTTCCATGGAGGGGAGCCAGAAAATTTCTAAGTTGCGACGATTGAAGTACAGCTTGCGGTATAGCTGCTCAGCTAACGGGCGGTCAACAGGGACGCTCTGGTCACAGGCGTTGTAAAGTGCAGTCTTGAGCAGTTCGGTGCTGAGTTTTAACATTGTGATTCTCCGTCAATAAGCCACTGGGGTGGGATGATGTACTTCGAGACTGACACCTTAAAGGTGCGCTCTAAGCGGTCGAGCGTTCTACGGTCTAGCTTCCCCACTAAGAAGCGGAGGTCAAGTTGTGGGTTGCTTGCTGCTATTGCTTCGTACTTTGCCACGTCCTGATAAGCGATGTACTCTTTGCACTCAACGTAGATGTTGCCACCCAAGTAAAAGTCAGGAGTATAGCGGTGGGTCGTAGTGTAGTCAAAGCCTCCCCTCTCGTAAGGTACTGTGGGGTACAGCTTGCGTAGGGTGGCTTCCTGTTCTGATCTGTGTTGTACTGTCATGACGGTTAAGGTTATGAGTGGATAAGCGGAGAGCGGCAAGCACTAAGATGATTAGCAGTAGTTGTAAACGGTTGTCAATCATTGGAGAGTATGCTCATAGAATGTAAACCCGGTGTCCCTCTCGAAGAGGAAATTGATCCGGCCTGTCTTACCAGTGTCACGGTCTGGTGTAACGGAGCGTAACTCCATCACCCCGTTTTCGAGGCGGCGTACTCCTAAGACTACGCTGGGGACTTGGACGAGGGCGGCGCTACCTCGAAGGTGGGACATTTCTACGATGCCCGTACAGCTAGCGTTAGTGTGGGACACCCCGATAAGTGATAGATCTAGCTCGTTGATGAGCGCCTTAAGTTGGTAAACTAGCGCGTCAATAGCTGAGGTCTGTAACCCCTCGGTGAAGGACGTGCCTGCTGCCGTGATGTGGTCGATAACCACAAGAGGGACACCAAGGGAGGGGCAAGCCCTGATGTTCTGCTCTATGAAGCTGGCCTCAGTGAAGCCGAAGTGCTCTACAAAGTAGAGGTAGGGGTGACAGTCGACAGGGAAACGTTGGAGTGTCTCGTAGGCTGTCAACTCTAGCGGGAAGAACATCACAGGCTTGAAGTGAGAACGTATAAACCGCACTGCTAAATCGATAACGAACTCTGACTTCCCTTGCTTTGTAATGCCAGTCACCAGGATGAACTTACCAGGGGAGTGACCACCGATGAGAGTATCAAGCGGAGTGATGCCAGTTGTGAGGGCGGTTGCAACTTGACGGTTAGACGCCCGCTCTACAATTTGCGCCGCTGAGAAAATCGTAGGAGGTAATCGTGGTAAGCGGTCAAAGGTAAGTTGTCCCCCATTCATAAGAAGTTCAGCGGCATCCTTACAGTTAGGGGGTAGCTGTAAGCCGTAGACGTTTTCTGTCCCCCACAAACTAAGGAACTTATCTGTGTAGTCTTGACCTGCCTTGTCGTTATCAAAGCAAAGGTATACAGCGGAAGCGATAGACTTGATGTAGTCCACCCACTCTGTCAGCAGGTGCTTATCAGGGTTGCCGCTATAGCAGAGAGACACGTCTAACTTGTCGATAACCTGATAGATGGCCATCGCATCTGTCACACCCTCCGAGAGATACACTTTGACTTTCTCCCCAAAGTAGGACGCACAATCAGGTACCAGGTGAGTGCCGACTAAGAAGCGCTTACTACCCTTAGCCCACCAAGTTTCTTTCTTGCGGCCTGCTGTCCAGCCATCGCGGCGATAGTGATAACCAATAGCGGTACCGTCGCGCTGTACCTCTGTTACAATCTCAAGCGGTTTACCTGTGCTATACGTAAGGTACGTAGCGCAGGTCTCCGCTGTAATCCCCCTCGTAGTTAGCGGCGGGGACGGTAACAGTACGGCTGGCGTCTCTAGTTGCGATGCCGTTTCGATATGCGGTGTGGGATAAAGCGAGTTCATATACGCGGGCTGGTGTAGGGTAGCGGTTACAGGTGATGTTGGACATACGGAACACTAAATCGGCACAGTTCAGTAGGTAACTGGAAGCTAGTAAGTAAGCGATACGGTCGGTACTAGCTTGGAATGGGGGAAAGTACAGCTCACGGTAATTGTCGGGACGGTACTGTTCGAGACGTGACCCGGTAAAGCGTACCTCTATGGTAGACTGGCCGTAGGTTGTCTGGATTAGAGGGGCGCAGTGTACGACCCAAAAATATCGTTGTCGGGATAGTAACTGGAGGAGCATAACTAACCAATGTGTCGGATACCTCCAGTTAAAAACTGTGAAACAGACAATGCTATGACCCTTCATATCAACCTCTCCGCTCATTGTTGTGATGTGTATTATGTTCGGTGCGTGTCATCAGTTGTAGATTCTCTAGTCTGTTATCTGCCTTATCGTGGTTGATATGATGAATCACACACCCTTCGGGTACATTCGTTAGATGGTATGCTTCACAGTAAACTAACTGATGCTCTCTTGCGTACCCGCCATTACCGTTACGGTTGCCAGCGCGGTACCCTCTCCACCACTGAGGTGCAGGTATAAAGGCGTAACCTTCTGTGTCAATAAAACGCTTAGGACGTAGGTTTAATAGTCTCTGCGTCCTGTCTTGATGACGTTTTTCACCTAGTTCTTTACGAGAAATCTTCTGCACAGTGGAATTTGATAGTCCTACTTTGTCAGCTATCCGTAGTAAGGGTAAGTCTGTTTCCTGTAGTAGCGCCACTACTGCATTAACTAAATGTCTGGCTGTTGGTTGTGTCATTGACTAACCTCTTGGCTTGTATGTACTGAACGCAGAAAGTAACGCTTCCTGATCTGCACGTGACCCCCAGATAAATTCCTCACCACTTGCTACTCCGAGCATAGCGGCGAAGTCAGCAAGGCGTATCATCTTGTCATCCCTCCCCACTCTAACTAGAGTGACAGCGGTGGTGAACTGGTAGCTGTTGATGCTAGTCCAAGTGAGAGCTGAATCTTCCCGCATAATCTTTGAGGTGAGGCTGTCGATAGCGTAGCGGCTATCCGTATAGACTCTAACCTTGCCGTTGATAAAGCGTTCAGCGTAGCGGTAAGCAGCTAGGACGGCTTGCATTTCGGCGACGTTGTTAGAGATAGACTCACCAACAAGGGTTGTAGTCCGCACGTCGTAGATCCGCTCGGTGCCTAACGTCTGTTTCTCTGCGTCGAATGCTTGGCAGGTACAGACCAAGCCAATAGCGACACGGGAACTGGGGTTGCTTCCATCCGTGGCAGCATCGACGTAGATTCTCCATCTGCTATTGAGAGGGGGACAGTTGGGCTTGACAAGTGGGTAGCTCATAGCGACGTTAAGTAGTGTTGTAGTTTGTAATAACTGGGAGACAAAGTAGCCCCCAGTCTCAAGCTATAAGCGAGAAACAGGGGGCTAAGTGAGGTTAGAGTGTGATACCCAGTTCAGCGAGTTTCTGCATTGCGGCAGCTAGCTTCTCAGCCGTCTCATTCTTAGAAGCCTTGACGGTCTTAACAGGCTTGCTAACGTCCGAAGCCCACGCTTCGATCACTGACATAGTGACTACCTCACCTTCTGCGTTAAACCCTTCGGTCTCAGCATAGATTACGGCGTCTACCAACGTCCCGTATTCGCGGGCCATGTTAGACGGAACGTTAGTAGGGTTAGCGGCGATGTAATCCTGGAAGATCTCAGTGAGAGCGGTAAGCTGATCGTCGGTAGCGTAGATGAAGGTCTTGACTTTGGAGGATAAGCGAGTGGCGATAGCCAACCCAGTTTGAAAGGTGACACCGATAGCGGACTGCATTTTGCGGGCCAAGGATTGTTTGGCAACTTCCGTTGGGGTCAGCTTGGAGAAGGATTGCTTGACTAGCATCTTTTCAGCGGCAGTCATAGAGCGGGAACCGTTGAACGACTCTTGCAGTTTAGCCACGGCACGCATCGACTGACAGATCACAACATCACAGTTGACGATCGGGGTGATAGCTACCCCACCTTCAGGGATACCACCTTCAGGGATGGGGAGCACGGCGTTCACAGCGTTGACGTAGTACAACGAAGCCAACCGGGCAAGGGCAGTAACGCGGTGACGACCGCTAACCAGGAAGTCTTGGCCCGCAAACTGTGCGACGGTGGGACGTACCCACAGTTGCTTGTCTTTCACGATAGCTTTCATGATGACGTTAGCTCGGGCTTCGATCACTGGCTCTTGTGCGGTGCTTACAGCATCGGCGGCGGCGAGCAATTCATCGATGGTCAGAGTAACGTCGCAAGCGGAAGCAGTCTGGGATTGGAAGAAAGTGTTGATAGCGATAGTCGTCATGGCGGTTAGTCCTTTATTGTAAGTAGGGTGGATGTAGTGAGTGTGCTTGAGGCAGTGACCCACTTGGTGTAATCAGCTTATCGTGAGAGGGGTGCAGTTGTCAAGTAATAAGTGTCACACTTAACTGGCACAATACGGGGGTGATCGGGATCTGCGGTAGGTTGTTATCATTATAGGTTATCTGTTGGGAGAAGTAAAGAGGTTGATCAGTTAAACTGGTACACTATGGTGTGACAGTTGACGACTGACAACAGTGCGGATAATATCAATGTTTTCTGCTTTCCACAATGATGCACGGCTGTCAAAGCTATTGAGCTGGTCATCGGTAAACGCTTCCCACCCAGAGATGCTGTGCTGCTGACAGCCTATCGCTAACTGCTCCCCACAAATAACTACAATAAAGGGGGTTAGCTGTAATGTGAAGATCTGTTTGTTGTTTCCGATGCAATAACGTAGGTTAGCGCTAGTCAGGTTAGCGTAGGACAGGTTAGCGCGGGACAGGTTAGCACCAAACAGGTTAGCGCTAGTCAGGTTAGCGTAGGACAGGTTAGCGCGGGACAGGTTAGCACCAAACAGGTTAGCACCAAACAGGTTAGCACCAAACAGGTTAGCATCATGCAGGTCAGCGCGGGACAGGTTAGCACCAAACAAGTTAACGTCAAACAAGTTAGCGTCAGACAGGTTAGCGTGGGACAGGTTATCGTAGGACAGGTTAGCTTCAGACAGGTTAGCGCTAGACAGGTTAGCTTCAGACAGGTTAGCGCGGGACAAGTTAGCGTAAGACAAGTTAGCGCGGGACAGGTTAGCGCGGGACAAATTAGCTTCAAACAAGTTAGCGTCAGACAGGTCAGCGCGGGGCAGGTTAGCGTCATACAGGTTAGCTTCAGACAGGTTAGCGTGGGATAGATCAGCACCACGTAGATCAGGTATTGCTGTGCTACGGTCAGATGCAAGCCATTCGTTGAGTTCAGTGATTGTAGTCGTCATGTTGTTGGCTCCGTTGTGCGGCGTATGTGATTAAGGTATCAGGTTAATCGGATGATGTCAAGTGTTAGTTTTCCTGTGCCTGTGGAAAGCTGAAACCCTTTGGTATCAGGCGTTTCCAGTCATAGATAAATTCTATGTTGACACGGTACCATTGTCATGCTACCCTAGAGGAAGTCTCGACCCTAACGGACAATGGGGGGTAGCATTGCTTCCCGTCCGGAGGACGCCCGCACCGGCGAGGTGCAAAACAGTCGAGCGATTAGCGAGAACTGCTGAGTGATTTCAACCTGTAAACGACTGACCAACGGGAAGGAGCACAGTCCCTCTGATTGCTGCTTCTGACCACGCTCCGGCTTAACGCCGTCGCGGTAAGGACAGACAGAGCTGATCGGTTGTCTCTCAGCTTAGAGGCTGTAAGACAAAGGAAGAGGGTGACTCTCACTTAGCTTTTGACTCTCAGCTTAGATCTCAGGGGACGCGCACATCTGAGTGGTTGTAACACAGAACAGACAACGCTGATCGGCTGTGTTGATCACTCAAAGAGACGATCAACAGTACCGCTCAACAGGGAGACGATCACGAGGGCGTTAAGCCCGAGTGTGATCCCCGGTGATTGCTGCCTCCGTTGAGTGCCAGCCCCCTCTCTCGCTTCGCTCGATTCACCCCCTGGTTAACCCCAGTTGAGTAGCAGTCCTGGTTAGCTGATCAGCAGAAGCGCCGATCAGCATCCTCTGAGACGATCAGTAGATTGAGATTGGGGGAGATGTTAACCACAGTTGCAACAGGCAACCGCGACCGTAGGGAGCGTTGCCAGAGGGTGACAGCCAGGGAGCCGATCAAGCGTAGCGTGTGCCAGTTAGGTGTGACAGTTGGTAAGCTGTACCACTCAATAGTACGCTCTACGCGGTAACGTAGTACGGCTACCAGAGGTGAGAAGCATCGTATGATTTCAACGGTAAGCAAAGCAGCAAAGCAAATAGCGACAGTAAGGTTGTAAGCAATGCGGTAAGCGACGTGGTTGTAAGCAGTGCGGTTAGTGGTTGTCATTATGTTCCTCGCGGTGGGTAGTAGTTGGCTGTACTGCCTCGCTCTCTACGGAATTGGAGATGAGTAGTACAGCCAAGCGGTTAACAGTTAGAGGTAGCTTAGAGCAGTAACAGCCATGTTGTCCATCTCAGCGAGTAGGAAGCCAGAGAGAGTAGCGTAACTGATGTCAGTAGAGTCGTTACAGTGACAGAACTCGCGGTAAGTGATCCCCGCAGTATCAAGATACATCCGTGTTACTCGCTGAATGTGAGTAATGCTGTCAGTCGGTTCGATAAGCTGTAAGCAGAAAGCTGTGAACTCAGAGAGTGTGTAGCGCTCAGTTGTGGTTTTCATGGTGTGTCGCTCCGGTTGGCGTGTTGTTCGACTTCTTTAAGTTATCAGGATTAGCAATGAGTGTCAAGCGTTATCGCTCAAGTCGGTTAGTAGCAGCAGTTAGCGGAGTTGCGACAGGCAACCGCGAACGTAGTGAGCGTTGCTACAGGACGGATGAGAGTGAGGCTAGCAACCGCCTCTTGCCCCGCTGTACCGCCCTGCCTCCGTCCCTCTCCTCCTGCCTTGCTCCACCGCCCCCTCCCCTACGCGCACACCCACGCCTACCCGCTCACGCAGGCGCAGGCACCTACCCGCCCACACGGGGGTACAGGAGCGCGTATAGTATGTATAGCGTTGGAGAAATTTTCTGCATGACTGCTGTGCTGAGCTTAGCATAAGGCGCTGGGAGAACTTTCTGCATGAGAGCTTAGCATAAAGCGTTGGGAGAATTTTCTGCATGGCTGCTGCACTGAGCTTACTACGCTGTACTGCCCCTGTTACGACACTCACTACCGTTCGTGGTCGTCTCTGACGACTCCGCTTATCGCTTCCCCACTCGCCGCTTAGTCCCCCACATTATGACTTACAACCGCCGCGTAGCCGACATCAACTGGAAACCCGCTAAACAGCGCCCCACTGTCAGCGCCACCGGTAAAGATACTACTAAACGCTCCACCTATAAATATCGCAAAGCAACCCGCCGCCCCTCTTCACTACAGGAAATCGAGAGTGACTACGCAAGACCCCTCCGTCAAGACCATTCAGCAACGAACCCAGCACTACCTGCGAAACTCTCAGCAGAGTACCGCTCCCAACGAAAGAAGCTCCCTTCCTGGCTCCTTGACCAGCGACTTGCTCAACGCGGAATCACTATTGAGCGACTCCCCAACGGAAGGCTCCCTCCTCTACCTGTCGCTACTCGAAGAGAGATCCACCTCCTCGACCCCTATGCGCGCTCGAAGACGTTCTCCCGCAATTTCCTCCGATTTAGTGACAACATACCTTGGGGGACAAACCACTCCTGGGGTGAGCGCCACACTGGAATCTGCTTCGACAGCCCCTATCAGCTCGACCGGGAGTTCGACTGGCACCTGATAGCCCACGCTGACCACTGTGACGACACAGATGTCGCTAACCGCTCAGAGCTACCATTTTGGGGGAAGATGAACAGCGGCATGGGGTTCGTCGCCTTCGGAGACTTTGACAACCCCTTCTTCCTCTTTACTGACCCGAGCCGCGCAGCCTGGGAAGCAGCCAGCATCGCTGCCCGCCCAAAGCAAACCGCTAACCGCTTGAAGCTCCTCCAGACAGCCTTTGACCGTCTCCCCTCTAAAGCTCTCAACTCTGACTGGGTTGTCTCAGCGCAGTCAGCCTACACTTACAACGCCCTGCTAACCGCAGCCCTCCCGCTCTCCCCAGAGACGACCCATCAAGTTAGTCGCAGCCGCGCTCTCCACGTCAGCGGTAGAGATTTTGGGGGAGACGTTACGCTCAACATCCCGCTGATGGTACTCTGCGACTCGCTGCCCTTAGAGCTAGTCATGATGTGTCTCACCCTACGCCAATATAAGGAGTACTGCCATGTTTGGAAACGACTACCGGAGTTCCCCACTTTCAACAGGAGTTGGGGAGACATCGTACACCACAGCGACGCCCCTGACTACACTCGCGCCAGGAATGTCATCGCTCAGCTCACCACTCCGACCTCTCCTGACTGGTCTTACAGCTCAGACGCTCCGGACAGTTCTAACTACCGATAAGCGCCGCACTCGTCACACCTTCCCCGGCTTGCGAAAACGCTAGCTGCCCCGCTCTGAACGCCATGTTGCTCTCGAATGACGCTTAACACCACGCTGCTAAGCTCTACACTTTACTGGGGACATCTTAAACGCACAATCACAAAAGGTACGCTCAATGTCAAATAGGGTACAGCTCGGCATCCAGCTTGTGGGGCTTTCGTTAGCCGTCCTCACTATGGTGATGTCTTTCACGCGACCAGTCTACGACAAAATGGAGATGCTCAACAACCGTCTCTCCGTCATCGAAACCCAGATACGCTACCTACAGCCAACGAGTGCAAAATGATTGCCAAAAAGAAACCTAAAGAGCCTCCGCTAACCACTGTTGCACCTCTCCCCACACCTGGGGTAGACCCTGCAACAACCGCCATGCAAGAATCTCTCTTGCAGCAACTCTCCCAGCTCAAGCAGCAGGGCGACCAGCAGCTCGAAGCTGCAAAGCAGCAGCAAATCGTCGAGCAGCGTCAAGCCGAGTCCGTAGCAGAGCAGCTCAAGCAGCAAAACACTATTGCTGAACGCCAAAACGTTGACAACCAACAGCGTTACGCAGCAGCAACCACCGCATCCGCCGAACAGGAGCAGCTCAGTGCTGCTCAGACCGCTGCGGCAGCCGCTAAACGCAACGACCAACGGCAGCGCACCTCTGGGCTACTAGGATTTTTGGGGAAACGCTCACAGCGCCCCACCTACTAGCAACACTTGCCGCCTCTTGAGTACCCCAGATAACGTTTTGACGGGTTGATGCTCAACGTAAAGCGGCAACACCGCTGTTCCTCACGGTACAGCTTATTAACCCCACTCTACCCTACAACGGAGAAACACATCATGGCAATGCGCCCACCCATTTTCACTAAAGGCGACATCTCTTCTGCCGACCCCCAAGTACGTGGTCGGGCACTCTCAGCAGAGCAAGCAACGATGGGTCTCAACCCTTCGAAGCACAAACGCGAGACAGCCCGTTTGACAGCCAGCTCCGCAGGTGCTACCCCCGCTGAACTTACCGTTCTTGGTCAGCCAGCGTTCCGTCTGCGAACCATCCAGTCTTCCACAATGATGCTTATGGGGGCAGCGGTCTACCACTCCGGCACAACGCGTAACACGTGGCAAGTTGTCGTCGCCGTACAGAACATTGATGGCGTACTCACCATCCTCGGCACCCCGATCCTCACTAAGTTCGGAGCTGGTGCAGCAGCCTTTGCGGTAACTACTGACGCCCCTACTGAGTCGTTGGTCTTTACCGGTACTGGCGTTGCTGGCGACACTAATGGACGTTGGGAGATGTTTATCGACGCACTTGTCGAAGTCACTGAGGACGCTCGATAGATGTACAGCGTCAAGCCATCTTGCGATTTAGCAATCGAAGCCCTCTACGACTACTGGGCGTTCATCGAAATGATTAAATTCCAGGGTGGTATCGACGCTTGGGATGAATGTCATTTCGACTACAACCTTCACCTTCAAGCTCCTCAGCTCTATCAGGCGGGTAGATTAACTGGGGAGCTTTTCTCTCGCTGGCAGCAAGTAAACCGCTATGCCCCGACTGAAGGGCCAAGCCTTAACCGGATGCTCAAGATGCCACGTGGCCACCGCAAGTCTACCTTACTTGTGGGGTACATTATGTGGCGTATCTGGCGCAACCCAGATATCCGCATCCTGCACGCCTCTAACGTGCTCGACCTCTCTGAGTCCTTCATGCGAGAGATACGCTCTTACTTTGAAGACACCGAGATGCAGGAACGCTTCTGGAACC